TTACTTAATCTTTATATATACAGTTGGTGACTAAAATTAAATTTAGTCCTATTAACTATATAAGGTAGTTATGCAAAAGACGTTAAAAATGAAAACTTTTTCTCAATATTATCAGGTGCGCGAGGAGGATGAGCAGGGTCTTGCCGACATGGGCGGCTCTGGTGATGAGTCTAATTTATTATTAAAAGTAGCAAAAATGGCAATTAGTAATCATAAAGAAAGCACTTTAGACTTTTTCCATGCACTCGCCAGAAATGACGAAAATATTAGAAGAATTTTAGGCAAATTTACGGACTCACGAAACAGCAATTCTCAAGCATTTAGAATAGCCCCGAAAGACAAAGATATTATTGCACCAAATAGTGCAGACATGCAAGGTCCAGTATGAAATTCAGCGACTTCCTAGAAGCAAATGATAACATTCATTTTGCTGGATTTTTGAAAGATGGTAGAGTAATAGTTTACATTAACGGCAAACGTTATGTTTATACTACTGATACCATCTTTCACGACAAATGGCAAAGGATGTATCCTTATGCTCCCTGGAAAGTATTAAATCAAATTAAAGCCAAAGCATTCGACGTATCATGAACTGATCTGGTAATATAAATTAATGTACCTGTCTGCCGTAATATCCCAATTATTATTCAACACATACTCATCACTTTGCTTAATCATTTCCTTTTTGTGCTTTTCATTGCTGAAGATTTCGTCAAGGCACTTGGCCAACTCAATATAATCTTTCGGCCTTGGTACAACGCCCTCTAAATCATCAAACTGATGGCAACTACTTGCAACCACTGGTGTCCCACACGCCATTGCTATGCGTATAGCACCAGATGCACCATAGACCATATTCTTTGGATCACTTACATAAGGAAATACCGCCACCTTCGCAGTCCTTAAATAATTTCTAATCATCTGATCCGTCTGGAACTTGCGGATAATAACCGCATTGTCATGCAAACCAAGCTCGTCTATTTTCTTAATAAGGAAATCATAATATTGGGCGTGGATAATACTTGTGTGATAATTGTCACTGCAAAGATAACAGTAGAATATATCTTTAAATTTAGGATCGGATTTCTTCAAATAATGCACCGCATCTAATACCCGATCCACACCTTTGTAAAAGAACCCAAATCCAAATTGGACAATTGCGTAAGGTGTTTGAAATATGTTCCAGAGTTCAGTCTTTTCTTCTTCTTTGTATTCCACACAACCATGTGGCACCACAAAGATATTATTAGCGTTGCCCAATCTCTTCAAGGTCTTCTTACCTTCGTCACTATGAACTACGATATTCCTAACAGCAGATGTACAAACGGCTTTGTCCAGATGTTCATAAACAGAATGCATTACTACAACATAAGGGATATCTTCGATACCCTGTAAAAGTTGCAGGAAGAATGTAGCTTTGGGGAAAATACCAAATTCATGTTGTATTATAATAAAATCGGGTGCCCACTCAATAAGCTTGTCAATGAGTGTTTTAAGACTTGTGCCACGCTTCCAACATCTTAGAACATAGGGTTCATCCTCCTGTTGACCTTCGCCTACTTCGGAGAATACTTTGAGTTCTTTTACTTTGGTTTTTAGGGAATCAACAAGATATCCACTATATGTACTGATTCCACAACAATCGTTCCAATTGCATATAAACGCAATTTTTAAATCTTTTACGTTTTTTGTTTCACCTAGATTGAGTTTCTTTCCAATCATAGAGTGCCATTGCTCCTTTGGTTCCTGCAAGTCTACCTGATGCACACTGTATCCTGTCATCGAGAATGGATGTTCTGACAGTGCAATGATTGCATTTCTTTTGTTTAATGCTACCCACATATTTTTGTTTCTTAATCATTGGCCCAAATCTTCAATGTTGGGCGTATATTCAACTAGCCAATGGACCGTGGCAGTATTGCTCTTAATGTCCGCGTATAGTATGAAACTATTAGGACTATTTCTGATAGCCCCCACGGTATCTACGTTTCCAGAACAAACAGGGATATCTTCCGCTTCTATACAAATAAATATTTTTTCAGCCTTAATGTTATCATCTAACTTGACTTCCATCTCATTATAACCGTGCGCAACCGTAACACTCCCTCTGATGCGCGTAAAAATAGAGAAGAATAAAATTTTAAAATATTCCCACCACCACGTCTTACCCCTATTTAATCCGCCCATGACTTAACCCTCCTTGTAGTCACAACACCACTCAATTAGACAAGTATTTGTTCTAATGTCAGCATGAATAACGAACCCACACTTACCTATGGTAATGCCAATCTTATTTGTATCACCATGACAAACACAATGTCCGTCCATAGGGTCTTCTATGTTAAAAGTAACTTTACAAGGCATCCCCTTTATATTAATAGCAATTTCGTGAACGCCAAAACCAAGTATAATGCTTCCTGAAGTTTTCTTGCAACAATGACCGCATGTGAAAAGGCTTAGGAACCACATCCATATGTTTCTCATATGCACCTCCAAGCCTATTTACGCTCGCCGCAGCCAATAATACTGAACCTTTTTTAAATTAACTAAATCTTTATCCTCTTCTAAATTGATCGGTAAAACCGCATCAACCCCACAATAAGGACAGATAGCCGTATGCTCATTATGAGATGTTTCTACCTTCTTCCTGAAGTCCCAATTATCAGTCCACTCCTTTATCTCACTAACAGGAAAAACCTTGACACATGCATAGCAGGCGCATTCCTCTACCAAGCCTAATTGCGACCTGTTATGCATAGCAGTTCTAGGAGCCATTGGGATGTTTATCATAGTTCCTCTATTTCACTTTGGTCCTGATCTTCAAAGTCCTGTTCACTTTCGTAATCCTCTATCTCCAAGTCATATTTAATTATGTCTGCCTCAGTTGGTGTAGGTAGAGGTTGTGCTTGCCCTGCTGGAGGTATCATGCTATTTTGTGGTGGAGGTGGTAATGGTGGACCTCCTGGTGGAGGCGGTGGAGGTGCGCCACCTGCTGGTGGTGGACCCCCTGGAGGCGGTGGGCCTGGAAGACCATCTGGCCCCAACTGCGGACCTGGACCTTGACCTGGCTCTGTACCCATCTCTGGCTCACCTGCACTTGGCACACCAACCCCCAACAACTGTGGATTCTGTGCCAATATCTGCAACTTCAAATCCTCTAACTTCTGGACTTTCAATCTTGCCAACATCTCCTTAGCTTCATCATCCGTATACTTCATCCATTTAGTCAGAATATCGTAGTCTGACATTAACTGAGAACCCTTCAAACCATTGGCATTATTGATTCTATTAGTTACAATTTCTGCTCGACTTAACTCTCTCCAATCTGATGGAGGAGTCATTTTTATAATCAAATCCTCGTAACTTTCAGATGGATAGCCCTGAAGCTTCAAGTGCCTTTCCGCAATCTGGAACAAACCTTCTTCAATATGCGCCTGTAAACGCTCGATCATACGAGCGAATTTAACATCCTGTGCAGACAAAGTGATTCTTGTCGCATTTGGGTCTTCCATTGAGAAGTAATTCTTTGGGAAGTTCAAAGCGGTGAATAACTTATTACGGAAGTATACCGCATCATCAATTTCACCAAGGTTCTGTGCGCCAGGTAATGTATCAATTCTTGTATTAGAATTAGGTCTGGTTGGAATCCAGAAATCTTCATCCTGTGCAGGCGCGTGCCATCTTTCATCTACAACAGAAGGCCCACCTGAAGCGAATTGTTGCCTTGGCACCTTTTTCTTTCTGAACTGATCTTTAATCCTGTCCATGAAAGCTTCAGCTTTACTGCCAGGTAAAGTGCCAACGTCAATATAGAACACTCTACGTTCAGGGGCGCGAGTCAGTCTATAAATAACCATAGCATCTTCCATCATTCTCAACTGATGGGCTGGACCTCTCGCTGGCTCAATCAAAGATACGCCATAAGGATAAAATGTTCTTCTATAATCACCAATCCTTATGTGAATAATCTGCTCAGGCGAAAAACGAATAGCCGTAGACTGTTGTAATTCAGACTCGGTTGCCGTGTCTATAGGTGCCTTTACCAAAGCTTGGTAATCAGGAGCTTCCTTAGACTGCTGAAATTCTATGACCTTGCCCTTGATGGTTTCTATGCGGTACATAGTCTCGCATGGCAAGTCCATGATCTTATAGACACCTTCTTTTGGGTTGTCAGGGTTAATGACCAATTCCAAGAACAAATCACCCTTGATGAATAGTCTCTTGGCCTTATCCCACATAGTCTGTTGGTCGAAATTCAACATACTACGATTGAAAAAAACATACTCTAACTCATCAACGATTTCCTTGTTTGCACACTCAATTTTGAATGTTCTGCCCGTTTCATCCTTCTGGCAATTATGCATGACCAAATTCTCTGTGCAGAAGTTTTTATGGTCTTCTACTGACAAATCATAGACAGGAAGCTTCGCATGTGCGCGTACTCCTATGACTCTTCTTTTATCAGGACTTTTGGACAGATATCTCATCTCTTTGAAAGAGAACCCGTACTTATGAAGCCAAGGTTGCATAATATCCCACCTGTGGCCCATAATCTTTTCTATCTGCTTCCAGGTCAATCCTGATGCAATCAACCTGGACACTTTATTCACACGGTCGTACTCTTCGAGGTTCTTACCTAATCTCCATTCATCAATGAATTGACGTTCATGTATCCAGCCATCCTGATGTGTATAGATTCTTGGGAACTGATTTGTTTTTTGTTTAGTTAAATTCTGATTTGCTTTTACTTTATAGAAAGGCATCAATTCATCGCCAAATTTTAGATCACCCGCATGTATCCAACCTCCGTCTTTCTTAAGAATCCGATGGTCTGGCGTAACTATTTCTATTGAACCATTGTCCAGCACTATTTCTACTGTATCATCTACCTTTACAAATCTTGGCGCATAAGCCCAGCCGATAGTATAATCTTCTTTTGCAAAGTCATAACAGTACACGGGGAATTTTTCATTTGCTTTGTTGTTGGCTAACCA